CTGGGACGTTGCATTCAATGTTAAAAGAAAATGGAAATGCATCCATTGCGGTAAGCAGACGCTTTCAGCAAATCCAATTAGCTTCATCAATCAAAATAGAAACAAAGCCAAGGAGGCCAAGCTGTGACACTTGAAGAACGAATACTGAGGATGATTCCAGTTTTGGATCTACCTCCAGATCGAAACGAACTCCGCGCAATCGCAATCGACGCTCGCAAGCTGGAGGATCGAGTGAAACAACTAGAGCAGGAGAACGACGCTCTCCGTGCCGATCTGCTGCTGTGGAATGAGAAGGAGGTGAGGCCGTGAGCGCCATCCACTACGCTGAGACAAAATACGGGTTCGATTGGGGTGCTGCCAAGATCGAACGCTGCTTCTCTGATTCAAAGAAAGGGTGGGTGGCGTTGACCGTCCAAACTCCGAAGCATCAAATGGGGAAAAACGAGATTCAAATCTACGTCACCAAATCTGGAAAGGTTCGCATCAGCGATAGAACCGGAGAATGGAAGAAACCAAAGGAGGCCAAGCCGTGAGCATTGAAGAACGAATCCTGAATATCGTCGAAGAACCGATTTCCATTTGGTGGTACGACCGACGCGAACTCCGCGCAATCGCTCTTGAAGTGCGAAAGCTGGAGGATCGGGTGAAACAACTGGAATCCAAAGTGGATGAACTCCATGACCTCGAAAAATGGTTGGAGGGAAGATGAACGTACCAATCGGACCAGCCGCATTCGTGTTCTGTCACAAGCGAACCGGCCAGATTGTCGTCGTACCCAACGAGCGGTGGCATGAGCTGTACGACAAGAAGGATGACTGGGAACATACTGCGAGCGTGAACGCTTGTGGCGCACTTCAGTACATCATCGACGCCAAACCGGCTGAACGGAAACGATACATCAAGTCACTTACGGAAAAGCCATGAAAAAAGAAAAGATGACGCGAGTCGTCACAATCGATACGCAGCTCCATGACGACCTCAAAGAGTTCTGCAACCGCAACGGACTGAAGATCCAATTTGTCGCTCGGGAGGCGCTAAGGAAGTACATGGAAACTCAACATACGACGCAACCGTTGACTCCCTGCGCCGCTACCGCCCAGTAGCGATTCGTACCGTGTGGTACGGACAAACCCCTCCGGCTGCTATGAAGCAGTGGTCGGAGGGACAAATTTCCTAAAACTATGAATCTAAGAGAATACCAACAAAAAGCAGTCGAGTGGGCCAAAACTAGCGATGGACTGATCATCGCACCGGCAGGCAGCGGCAAGACATGGATTGCCGCGAGCATTATCAAGAACTATCAAAACTGCGGATCTGGATTGAGATTCGGCTGGCTCGCTCCAACCCGTGAGACATGTCAGCAAGCGCGCACCTCGCTCCGTGTTGCCGGTGTGCCTGACGAGATTGTGGATGTCCGCTGTCCGCATGACTCAGTGGACTTCAGCAAGAAGGACATGCTGATCGTGGACGAAGCAAAGCACAGCCCTGCTGCCGGATGGCGTCGCATCATCGAGTCCTGTAACGGACCGCGTTATGGCTTTGATGCGACTCCATGGTGCGACGATGAAGAGCGCAACGCCGTAACTCGAACGCTCTTCTTCAACCGCACCTACGAAATCAAGCGCAGCGACATCGGCGATTCATTGGCCGACGCTTACCTCGAAATTAGCGATGCCACAGACCTGAACATCCAGCAGAAGATCGACGACAACATCGAGCGGCTGTTCACCACGCGCCGCCGGTACATGCGGATAACTGACGAAGAATTGAAGCGCATGTGCGCCTGGGAATCGCTGGTCGAAATCGGCATCTGTGAGAACCGCGAACGCAACGATTACGCCATCAATTACGCGCTGGAACATCTCGACATGCAGACCCTGATCCTCATCCCGCGCATCACGCTTGGGGAGGAATACGAAAAGTGCATTTTGAATTCTCGGCTCGTTCATTCCAAGATCGGCAAGAAGCAGCGCAAGGCGGCGATGGAGGAGTTCAAGGCCGGTAACCTGCGGACCATGATTGCCACATCATTGGCCGACGAAGGACTCGATCTTCCGAATGTCGAACTGCTCATCATGGTGAGCGGCGGTCGGTCGTCGCAGAAGACGATTCAGAGGGCGAGTCGCGCATTGCGAAAAACAGATTCCAAAAACTGTGCGACAATCGTTGATTTTTCGGACAAGTTTCATCCCATCGGAGCGTTCCACGCAAAGAAGCGAATGAAATGCTACCGTGAACTAGGTTGCGTTTTCCAATGAGTGCATCAATTACAACAACGAATGAAACAGCCACGCCCACAGAGAACGTGGTTTATCTGATCGGCGAACTACGAGGCATCAGCCGTCAAACCGAAACCAAGACAGGCGCGCTTATGGTGCGCCGCGTTATATCCGTCGCTCGTCATTGGACGGATGCGGACGGCAGGTTTCATGAAGATTACGATGAATTCGAGCTGTCCTCATGGGGACAGGTTGCAGAGAAGATTATCGAGATTCAGAACGGCGCTCTGGTGCGCGTAAAAGGCCGCGTGAAGGTCGAGAAATGGAGCGATGGCGGTGAAACCAAGAGCGCCGTGCGTATCGCGGCGGAACAAATAACGGTCCTTTGCTACTGAAAAAAATATTGAGCGAATGAAAAATCCCTACATAAACAAGAAAATTATCCATCTGCTATCTGGCGGACTCGACAGCGTAACCATGATGTACGACCTGTTGAATCAGGGGCATCAACTGCATGCGCTGATGTTCGATTACAAGCAGCGTCACAGCCAGGAATTGCTGTGCGCCAAGTATCATGCAAAACAAGCCGGTGTATTGTTTACAGTTGTTGATCTTCCTCCGCTTGGTGGACTCACCGAGCAAAGCTGGGTCGTTCCTAACCGAAACGCTGTGTTCTTGAGTGTGGCAGTCAACCTCGCTTGCAAGTCTGGATCTGACACCGTCACGATTGGATGCAACAAAGACGATGAAGAGCAGTTTCCAGACTGTCGGCGCGGTTTCATTGAAGCGATGCAAAAGACAGTCAACGAATCAGGTTACAGTGTCGAAATATGCGCTCCGTACATCGACAAGCGAAAATGGGAAATTGCTGGACTCGCAAAAGACATGGGCATCAACGGCTCCAATATTTGGACTTGCTACAATGGAGGGCTGAAACCATGCGGAGTTTGTCCCGCTTGCAAGAAGCTCAACGATTCTGGTCTATGATCGTCATGCTGGATACATCCACAGACTTTGATCTGTGCGAGAGCGAATTGGGAGTAAAGGTTGAGCAGTTGTTCACTCCGCTTACGGGTCTGAACCCAAAGCGTCCAGAGGATCGATTTGGAATCGACAACGGAGCTTTCAGCAAGTTCAACGCTGATGCTTTTATGCGGACGCTCAAAAAGCATGAACCCAGAAAAAATCTCTGCCGGTTTGTAGCTGCACCGGATGTTGTCGGTTCTGCGATGAGAACTTTGGAGTGTTTCCAGCGATGGAGGCAAAAAATAAGTGATTGGCCGATTGCGCTGGTCTGCCAAGACGGGCAAGAGAATCTCTCGATTCCTTGGGATGAAATCGACGCGATCTTTATCGGAGGATCAACAGAATGGAAAATTTCTCGTCACGCTGCTGCAATCGTCAAAGCGTCTAAGATTCTGGGAAAGTGGTGTCATATTGGACGCATCAACACTCCCGGTAGATATGAGTATTTCGATGAGTTAGGCGCGGACTCATGCGATGGAACTGGACTCGCGAAATATTCGCACATGAGAGAATCTATAAAACGGTCAATTGAAAATCCAAAATTATTATGAAATCAAATCAAACAATCATCGCAGTCGATCCTGGTGTCGGAGGCGGATTTGCGGTCAAAACGGCTGATGAAATTCTGCTGTTCCCAATGCCCGAATCATTGCCCGATATGGCGCAACTACTAATCGGATTCAAATTAGCAGATAGCCACTTGTGGATTGAGAAGGTTCCCAAGTTTGTGTCCAAGCTGACGCCAGCCGCAAGCGTTGCCACGCTCCATGAAAACTACGGCATTATCCAAGGGCTGGCCTACGCTCAAGGGTATGCGCTTCACCGTGTAGAGCCGAAAATATGGCAAGATCCGCTTGGACTCGGAGGTAGAAAGGCGTGTGCCACCGGGCCTGAGTGGAAGCGAAAGCTAAAATCGAAGGCTCAGGAACTATATCCGAATCTGGATGTCAGTCTCAAGAACTGTGACGCCCTGCTCATTCTCCATTACGCTCAAGGAGGCGGCAGATGATTCGTAGGATGAATCGGCCACCGTCGCCTGAAGAGTTGAAGCAAATGCTCATCGCCGCATTCGCTATGGGCGTCGTCATCACCAGCGCGTACTTCATTCTCTTTGTCCTCAAATGAGCCAAGAACTCGAAGACCTCAAAGAAGAGCTGGCAGAGTACAAATGGATTTCCAAGGAGCTTGCGAAAGCACTTGGCTGCGGATGCACAATCGGAGGAGACTTCGATCTGTGCATCGACTGCACCGACACACAGAAAGCATACAAACGAATACAGAAAATATATGAGCCTAAACAGTGCGAACAAAATAGTCAGAATCGCTGAAGCCGATGAATCAACGCCACGCATCGATTTCGCGTACATCGACAAGAAGTATAAGGAATGGCTTGTCCGCCGTGGATTCGCCAGCGAAGAGCAAACTGAACTCGGCATGCGACGTTCCGAAGGTCGTCGCGGTCGTGCGGTCAAACGAATCAATTCCGATGAAAGCATCTGAAATATCCCGAGAACAACTCTTGAAGGAAGCTCCGCGCCTCATTGACTATGCGATTCTTCGAGGTTGGATGAGCAAGCCAGCGAAGCCAAAACGCAGCGTGGATGGCGGATGGCAAGCGGTTGGAGTCGGCCATCTCGACGACGCTTCTGAAGATGAAATACAAGAACTCAGGAAACAGCTCAGTGGAAGTTGAACTCCTGTCCGACGACGTAGAGATAAGGATCGGAGAAACCAAGTGGGCTGGCGTGGCCTACATGCGCGAAGGCAAGAGCAAGGTCTACGTTCGAACCAAAGCCGAATTCAAGGCCAAGTTCGTTCTGATCGATGCGAAGCCCTAAACTATACATCGCCGCACAAGAGCAGCTCTTTGCGAAGTTTCAGTCACGCTCCATCGCCATCCAGCATTGGAGCAAATATCTGATGACTCCCAAAGAGCTTGCTCTCCTTTTCAGCAAGTTAGAGAAATCAAATTCAGTCCTCTCCGAAATCGCCAAGACTGATCTTGGTCGAAGCGGGGAGATAGCGAGAAAACAACTTGGAATCGAATGAATCAATCAAAAGTAGATCGTGCGCGCGCATGGCTGCGTAACACGCCAGGAGCCGTCTCAGGTCAGAATGGGCATGGAGCAACCTTCGCAGTGGCAACCTCGCTCATACACGGTTTTGAGCTGAATGCGGGGGATGCCGAGACGCTCATGCATGAGTACAACTCGAAATGCCTCCCACCGTGGAAGCCGCATGAACTGGCCCACAAGCTGAGCGAGGCTGCAAAAGTAGCGCATGACAAGCCGCGCGGATGGCTTCTGGAATCGCATCCCGGTATTGGTCAGGGAGGAACTCCCGTATCGCCTACCGGCAAGTTTGTGGTGCGTAAGATCCAAGCAATTCCGCAATCGGACTTTCGATTTTCAACCATAGATTTCTTAAAAGCCTGCTTCGAACCGGACGAAGTTGTCTGCATCTGCAATGACATCGTAAGCGACGATGAAGGTCGAACTCGACCAAACTCCAAGGGTACGTTCCTCAAGCGCGACGAATGGATTAAGGACCATTTCACGCCGCCCATCAGCTCGATGTGGAACGGTCCTGACAGCCGTGGCGCATACGTCCGTGTCAACCCATGCTTCGATGAGAGTGGTTCTGATTCCGGCGTGGCAGCATTCCGCCATGTCCTAGTCGAGATGGACGAGAAGACGAAGGACGAGCAATGGACGATCCTTAAGGAGTCGAAGCTCCCGCTATCGGTCGTCATCGATTCAGGCGGCAAGAGCTTGCACGGCTGGGTGCGCGTCGATGCGGCGAACAAGGAGGAATGGAGCGAGCGTCGTGATGTCGTTTATCGCCAGCTAGAGACGCTCGGCATCGATCCGAAGAACAAGAACGCGAGCAGGTTCAGCCGTCTTGCCGGTGTGATGCGCGATGGCAATGAGCAGAAGCTGTTGGCCATCAATGTCGGCTCGGTCAACTGGGATGCGTTCACGGACTATCTGGAGTCGCAGGACATGCCTCAGGAGTTCTCGCTCGATAGCATCATCGAGTACGACCCAAAGAATGATCCTGACAATCTGATCGGCGACAGATGGCTACGTCGCGGATCTTCACTTCTATTCGTAGGCCAGAGCGGTTGCGGCAAAAGCTCAATGGCCGCGTACCAAGGAATGAAGTGGGCGTCCGGTGAAGCGTGGTTCGGCGTCAAGCCTGTGCGCGCGCTCAAGGTGGCCTACATCCAAGCTGAGAACGACATCGCCGATCAGCATGACGCACTCAAAGGCGCTGCTCAGATGACGTTCGGAAAAGAGAACTGGGAGCGAGGATTGCGGAGTGTTGACATGCTCTTCTTCCGCGAGACGGTTAGGACCGGCTCCGACTTTGCCACAATGCTCCGCCGCCTCGTTCGCAAGACCAAAGCTGACGTGGTTTACATCGATCCGCTGCTCTCCTACATGGGCGGCAATCCTGCGGACATTGAGGTCTGCGCGAACTTCACGCGACATCTGCTCCAGCCGATTATGATGGAGACAGGCGTTGTCCTGGTACTCGTCCATCACTTCCCAAAGCCGAAGGGTAAGGATGACAAGCCTGAGAGCGTGGCAGATTTGGCCTACTCAGGATTCGGATCGTCCGATCTGACGAACTGGGCGAGAGAGGTGATTGTGATGAAGGAGGTTGGATTCAACAATCCGCGCAAGTTCATGCTCGGCATGGCGAAACGGGCAGACCGTTCCGGCATGACGGACAAAGAAGGAAAAGTCACCGGATCAATTATGATCCAGCGTGGCACAGGCGGCGACATCTCATGGAACTACGCAGAACCAGAGAAGTTCGTCGTTGATAAGGAGTCGGCAAAAAAGCCGTACTCCAAAGGACGATATCCTAAGCGTTAGCCTTCTCACGCTCGGCGCGGCGACGACCTTTCGCAGCGAGCGATTGGAACTTTGCCTTGCCGTATTTTTTGCGGCCAATGGCTGCACTTAATGCAGCAGGATCTTTCACACCCTTCTTCTCAAGACTGCCGATCAGCTTCTCGTAACGTCCGCCACCGCCAAGTTTCATCTTGTCCATAAAATTACCAGGCTTTGCCGAGTTCTGGAACATATTTCTTTTTGCAAATCAACCGATTTTTCGGCTGATCGCGAAGAGGAATCCATCGGCAGTTATCCTTGAAATATCCTAGGTTATTGTCAATTCGATCAAGGCTGTAGCCATCAGGTCTGTCTCCCATGTCCTCGTAAAAACCTTCAAAAGAGAGCCACTTTTCACAAATTGTGACTCCTTTCAGTCTGTAGTATTTAGAATAAACGTGAGCAGGATTTAGGCATCTATCCTTCATTTTGATCCACGACCTGTACGATCCAGATCCGTACTTTCCGTGTCTTGTCGATAACTTGAAAAGCCATTCCGACGCAACGCAGTGATTGCACCTCCAAGGTTTTGACTGCTTGTCGAGCCTTCTGACGACATCAACTCTGACCAGTTTTGAGGTTTTGCAGACATCGCATTTTAGGTCAAAAAATTTCCATCGACCTACTTTTACATGCTGGTGATTTGATTCAATAGTTTGCACATCGACAAGATAGCCGAAGTACCAACCATTGCAACCCCCCACGCAGCACACGACCAATACTTAGGCGTCGTCTTGTCCTTTGCCGTCGCGCAGTTATGCCGCGCACGGAAGTTCTTACGACGCTCAGGATTGTCGCGTTTGATTTCCATGTTGGCGTCTCCAAAGCGAACCTTGATGACGTTGCCGTTGTCATTCTTGACGTACACCGCGCTCTTCTTCCGCTCGCCAGGAGTGTAGAACGGCTTGTTGAGCGTCACCTTCTTTCCGTGGTAGGTGTTACCTTTTTTGGAGAGGGAGGTTTTCATTAGAATCGACGAACAGAAGCAGATGGAATTTGAGGGCGTTCAGCCTCTTGTCGCTCATCGTTACGCATTTTCAATCGGTCAGCCTCAAGCGTGAGAATTTTAGGCCAGCGACGGTTAAATGCGTCCATCTGATCCTTTGCAACTTGATCGATTGGCCTTGTAACTGTGGCCAGATAATCTGGATTTCTGAGAACTCTGCCAACAGCGGCAGCTCCACTGATTGCTGCAAGGTTAGACAACGCCATTCTTCCATACATGTTGGCACCAAGAGTTGATGCAACCGCAGATGTCAGAGCAGGTATGAGTTTGCTCTTAACTAGACTGTCCTTTTCGATGACAACAGAAAGCTGATCAGCAATCTTGTTCATCTGATCGACTCCAGGCTTTCCGAACGCCTCAACAATGAGCGGATTGTACTGACCAGAAATCAGCTCGCGCATTTTGTTGATGTTCACCTGTTTCTTTCCCGCATCTAGCGATTCCCTAAAAAGATTACCAACAACCAAGTTCTGAACGTCGCCAACAAGATCTGGCCTTTCGTTCCGCATGACTTTCATAAACTCCTGAACGACATACCTTTGTTCTTTGCCATAATCAGTTGTCAAAAACTTGACCACATCTTCCGGCTGAACCTGATCGGCGGAAAGCCTTCCAGTCTTGGTTGCGTCCAAAACCATCTTCTGGAAGTCAGTCGCCTCTTTAGACGCTTGCTGAACGTAAATCTGAAGATCCTTTGCTAAACGCTCAGAATCGGGATTTGAAAGAATCAATTTGATTTGATCATCATCCAACTTGATGGGAAATTTTCCATTTACAGCGCTTTGAAGGTCGGCCAAAGCGGCTGTTATTTGTTTCGTCCTAGCGTCCATCTCTTTAAGTTCCTTGCCAAGATAAGGGCGAGGCTGTTCAAGACGCTGAATTTCAGAGGTTACTGATTTAAGTTTTCTTTCGTTTTCCTTAAACAAATTTACAGCAGCCTTGTCATCTTTTGCAATTCTAGCCTCAAGTTCCTTAGACTTAACGAGAAGATCGTTTTTCTGAGTTGTTAGAGTAGATTTTTTATCAACCAAATCTTTGTAACGTGTTGCAACGTCTTGAATTTCAGAAAGCTGAGGGAAAAACTCGTTAGCAACTTCTCCGGTCAGTTGGCTTCCTTTGCCCATTTTTGCTTCCGTTAGCAAAGACAGGAACTCTTCTGGAGTTTGGCCAACCTTACGAAGTTTGTTGTAAACAAAGTCTTCAAGAAGAGGTTTGAACGTGGGTTCCCATTCAGAACCTGCCACTTTCTTCATTACCTCTAATGCTTGTCCTCCACGAGTTCCCAGAAGACTCAACACCGCTTCAGGACTTCCACCACCCTCGCCAACATCTCTAAGAAGACTTGAAATGATGCTTCCCTTAAACCTGTTTATACCCTCTCTGTACTGAGCATTCTGGGCTTTGAATTTAACCTTAAAATCAGGATCAGTATTAAGGGCATCTTCCATTATTTTCTGAACACGATCAAGTTCTTGGAACGTGTCGTAATCAGCTTGCTGAACCTTTTTGTTAAAATCTATTTGGTTGAGAATCTCTGTTCTTTGATTTTTTAGATCATCAAGAGTAAAGGTTTCAATTACATCGTTTCCATTTTCATCTTTTACCGTTTTCCCAAACTTGTCTTTTTTAGGAACAGAAACAGAAATAGATTTAAGTTTAGGCTCCAGCGCATCGTATCCAGCTTTCTGTTTGTCCTTGAATTCTTGAAGAAGAATGTTTGCATATTCTCCAAACTGTTTGCCGGTTTCAAATTGAGTTACAGATTTACCGTAACCAAACTTAGGGTCGAACCCGTTTTCGATTTCATCGATTTGCCTCTGCTTATCGGCTATCTCGTTGTCTATCTGTGTTCTCCTAATGTCATCAGATGCCCTAAGATCTTTCTTCTGAGTCTCAAGATTTCTGATGTCGTCAAAGAGAGACTTAGACTCCAACTGAAGTTCACCTTCAGCCCTTCTTGCAGCACCGAGCAACTCAGCGTTTTTTTCTGCAAACGCAAAGTCCACCTTCTTCTTTGCTTCTCCAATCATCTGCTGAGCATTGAGAACAATTCCGCTGATCAAATTTTCGTCGATGTCTTTACGTTCTGTAACCCGCTTAAGTTCGGAAACGATTTGATTGGTTAGTTCATCTCCGCTTAAACCATTTGCATTTCCAGTCCT